AAAATTTCTTTTTTCTTTTGGGTTGCTGCTCTTCTTGATAATCTTCAGGGTGATCTATAAATCCGCCTTGTCTGTATCTTAACAGAGCCTGTGTTGTACTGTCAACTAAATCGTCATGATCACCATATGGAAACGCTGCACATTCCTCAACAAGCTCTTGCGCAAACTCTTGATCGAGAGGCGCCCAAATTTGTCCGGCTTCAAAAAGTGGGGACACTGCATTGACTCTTGCAACTTTATCTTGACCTTTACTGGGTGTAAAATTCATTGCAGGAATTCCCATGTTACGTAACTCATACATCAAAGGTAGTCCTGATGCTTTTGCTTCAATGATAACTGTTTCAGGATTCCAATATTTATATTGCTCTAATGCAACACGACGTAACTCTGGAAACTCTAAACGTTCCTTATAAGAATCTAATAATATTAATTGACGAGGCGAGTCTTCATTTGGACGAAAAACTCCCCAGGTAGTAATTGCACTGTAGTCTGCTGTTTCTTTTTTTAAATAAGCTGTATCATAACTTTGAATTGTATGTTCGATGTGAGGCATATGTTTAGACTCCCAATTTTTCCACCACTCACGTTTGATAAGAGCTCCTTCTTCTGAAGTTGGGTTCTGCATATACTGCGCGTTCCACTTTGCAACACCAGCGGATGCCTTAACAGATTCGAGGTCCTCGAGCTTCCAATATTCAGGCCAGACTGGATCTCCACTTGGAAGGATTGCAGGGAACTCTACGACTTCCCATTGATCCGCGTTCTCGTTTTTTTGTGCGTTTAATAATCTTTGTGTTAAATCTTTTGTAGACCATCTTGTCATGACGACAACAATACGACCTCCTGGTTGAAGACGTTGTCTAGGTCCTGAAGTATACCACTCGTATGCTTTATCAAATGCAGAAGGTGAGCTCACATCTTGCTCTGAATGTGGATCATCGATGATGAGTAGATCAGCACCTCTACCGGTCACTGCACCTTGGACACCGACTGCAAAGTATTCACCACCATCGGAGGTATTCCAACGTCCTGCAGCTTTACTATCTTCCTGGAGTCTTGTATTAAAAATTTGTTGATAATCTTCCGAGTCAATTAAATGTTTTGCTTTACGTCCAAAGTTTATAGCAAGCTCCGCTGTGTGAGTTGCTTGAATAATTTTTAGTTTAGGATTCTGCCCGATCATAAAAGCAGGGAGAAAGAACGACGCAAATTCAGATTTAGTATGCCTAGGTGGCATGTTTATAATTAGACGGGTCAATTCTCCAGAAGCCAATCTATTAAATTTGTCTGCTATGGTTTGATGATGGGACCCCTCTATAAAATCTGGCCACATCTTTTTCACAAAAGATAAGAAATTAGTTTTAACTTGCTTAAGTTCTTTTCTTTGATGTCGTTGTATAATCTGTATCTTGAGCTTTCTTCGCTCAATAGGATCTTCTATTTTATTAATATCTTCAACAGTTAGCATACATTTAAATATGGGTGGTAAAGTATTATACATGATTAACAATGCAAATCAAACTATATAGGGTAGGTCTGGGACCCCTATAATTTTAAGGGGTATTTGCGTAAACATAAAAAGTTCGAATTCCGATATAGTTCCTTTAGGGTCCCCTCTTAGGGTGGGTCCCGCCCACATGCTCTTCTCTATGAGCTATGCAGTTTCTGCATAGGATAATGTAGGATAGGCCATGCAAATACTGCATGGCCATTCTTCCTTAACGAAGTCTATTTATTCTCCTTTTCATAAAATTTATTAAAAGCATTTTCAGCAACTTTTGGAAAAATTTCTTCTGCAAGTTTTTTTCCCAAGTTCATTTCTTCAACACTTCCATGATCAATTAAGAAAGCCCAGATTTCATTTGCTGGGCCATTCCATCTTTTTTTAAATTCTTTTAGAGTGTATTCTTTTTCTCCAAAATAATCACTTAGCTTAATTGTTTTTTCTTTCATATTATTTTCCCTCCTTTTTATAAACATCAAACTCATTGTTTATTTTATTAAGAATATAATTCATTGCAATCTGTCCAGATAATCCAACCAAAGCTTTATCACTTCCATTGTATCTATCGATAAAAGATTTATATTCTTCTTCAGTTTTTGGAGTCCAGAATAAATTACTTATTGTGAACTTAATTGTTTTCTTTTTTGTTTTTGACATTGTATTCCTTTCGTTAAGTTAAACGGCTCCAGGGGGTAATTATGATATCCCCTGGACACCTCTGTCATTCGGCAGATCGATTGTGTATAGTTTTTTGTGCAAGCACTTACATCAACAATCTTCATAATTTCTGTAAACAACATAAAGCCCATTATGCACAGCTATCCTATAATGTCCACTATTAATTTAAATTAATTTGGCACTTTAGTGCCTGTGGATAACTTTGGCACAAGATGTAGTGTTGCCTTTTTTTAAAAAAAGGGTGGGCCCCGCCCACATGCTCTTATCTATTTTTTTTCTGTGCGGTGGGTTTTGGAAGCCCACCGCAATTTTAAGTTAGAATAATTTTAATTGCTTATCCTCACTTTCTTTTTTTGCTTCCATAAATGCTTTGTGTAATTGTTCATTCAAAAACATTTTACGATCTATTTCTCGTATCTTCATTTCTGAATATAGGAACAAGCAAAAACCACCTATGATCAAGGCCATGCCAGAATATAATAATATTTCAAACATATTATTTACTCGGTAAAGCTAACAGCGAATTAGGTAAATCTAATTGTATGTTAGCGGTGGCCATTTCTTTTTGCAACTCAACCAACGTTGGTTGAATGTGGCTACCTGTATAAAGTATATTCAAACACTTTTTCTTTTTATTCTCAAGTGCATGATATAATTTATGTTTTGCTCTAGCGTGGACTTCTGCCTCTTCATAACAAGCCTTTTTTATTTTTTTTGTTATGTAATCAACAGCGTCTTTATCATCGTGGATATCAATATTTATTCTACTCATATCCCATTTATTACGTTTGATTGTATTGTTAAAAATCTCGGTGATCTGATCCGCGATTTTTTGCGCTTGATAACGTAAATCATTTTCAACAGAATGTTTTTTTTGTTGAAACTCAATCAACGCTTTTTCTTTTTTTGCCATGTCTTTAATTAGATTAGGCAAGTTTTTATTTATTACAGTCGCGAATTTATCACCGACCTCTTCAACTTTATCTTGGGCCTGTTGTGATATTTCACGCTCTACTCTATTTGACGCAAGACTAAACTCATCTCTCACAAAGTCTTTGTAATGGTCAACGTGGTCTTTTCTTAATGGTTGCATAACGTATTCCTTTCATTAGTTAGTTATAAATATTCTTATAGGTTATTATAGGATATAGTCAACCCTTAAAAAACATTTATTTTTATTTTTTTTATATGGGTGGGCCCCGCCCACATGCTCTTCTCTGGGTGCGACAATAATGTCCTTGACTATCCTATAATAACCTATATAGTGGTTTGTATGTCGAATAAAAAATATAACCCAGAAGATTACAAAGATGTAGATTTCTGCACTGTCGGCAATGGCCCAGTAAGAATTCAATTTGCTAGGCCTGCAAATTTGACAGTCGGAGATTTCTTCTACTTCTCAAAAAAGTTATTTGAGATAGAATCTGAATTGGGTTTAGTTAAAACTTTGGCCGAAGAGGCTGATGACGCTAAGGCACTAGCCGAAGCAAAATAAAAAGTTAGGGGCGAGCAATCGCCCCTGCTGATCCCTGGTCGCAGAGTACCATTACAACGGCTCAAGTTATGAGAATAGCGTAGGCGATGAATTGTAACCTCGAGGGCTGCGACCTGGGATCGGCATAACGATCGAGCAACGCGCTCGGACATGGAGTGTGTAAGTCATTGCAGAGATAAAACGCCTAGAGGGACTGTGACCTAGGAACTTACACACCAAGTCTTCCGATCATTTGTGAGTGTAAGGTTTAACTCTCCCCAAGTCCTACAGGGTTGTGTAGGACATTTTTTTAAGTTTTTATTTTTTAGGGTGGGTCCCGCCCACAAGCACTAACCACAGGCTACAAGCTCAATAAACACAGGCTACAAGCTCAAAGGGTGGGTCCCGCCCACAAGCTCTTCTCTGTAATATATGCCACCATCCCCAGCCGCCGTCCAAGTGTAAAGGATATTATAGGATATGTCAAGAAAAAAATTTTATTTATTTTGAGCTGCTGGCCTTGCATCTTATGCCATAATATCCTATATTAAATAAACTAACAAAAGGAATACAGATGCGAAAAATGACAACTCAAGAATTATCAACTTTAATGATTGATAAAATTACTTTCATTACAACGGATCTAAACGGCAAAGAGACAACCTGGACAACGTCGCCTGATGTTGATCACTCGTCACTTTGTGAAGGCTGGGACGTTGAAGACTTCGAGGTCAACTCATGAATAAATTAAAATGCCCGACGGCTAAACAAGGCTGCAAGCCTCACGGCTGGCCAGCAGGTAACCCAAAATTTATGAATACTAAAAAAGCGTGGGATCTAGTCGGCGGCTTAAGCAAGCCCGGCAAGATGCCTGGATGGTCAATTGGAATTCCAGCTGCCGAGTGTAACACCGGCAGCAAGTTAAGATTAATTCCAAATTCAGTTTGCAGTACCTGCTACGCCTTAAAAGGCTGCTATGTTTTTAAGGTTGTTCAAGATGCTCAGTATAGGAGGCTGAAGGCCTTGAAAAAAAAGTTATGGGTCTTCGCGATGGTGACCCTGATCAACTCTAAAAAATCGGATGTTTTTAGATGGCATGACTCAGGTGATGTTCAAGATCTTGAACACCTTCGAAAAATTTTTGAAGTCTGTAAACAGACGCCAACTAAACGCCATTGGATGCCGACTAAAGAGGCCTGGATCAAACCATATTTGAAGGACAAGCCCGCGAACCTGGTTGTTAGATTATCATCTTCGATGATCAATCAACCTGGTATTAAAAGCTGGCCGAACACTTCAACGGTAGTTACAAAAAAACCCAGCTGCCCAGCGCCAAAGCAGGGCGGCAAGTGTTTAGATTGTAGAAAATGCTGGAACCCAAAAATTAAAAATATTAGTTATGGTAAACACTAAAAAGAATCCTGAACAAGGACAGAGGGCTGGTAGTATTCCACCAGCCCTCAAGCATAAATAAAAAATAAGGGTGGGTCCCGCCCACAAGCACGCACCACAGTCCGCAAGCCGAGGCCACAGGCCACAGGTCACAGGCTCATGTTTCACGTGAAACAAAAAATAAAAAGGGTGGGTCCCGCCCACAAGCTCTTCTCTCGGGCCGCGACATTTTGCGCGTTGATCTTTGTCCTATAATATGTAGGACGCTAAACGTTTTGTAGAAATTTAAAGCTTGACATCATGCCCGTGGCACAAGGTTCGGCAGAACCGGATACAAGATCACGGATCTTGGACCCTTCATAAAGTTTTATGTCTGTCTGACAGAGGCCCTTGGCCATGATAAAACTGTTGTGTGGATGTTTGATATGGAAGGCAATTTGGTGTGGTGAAAACCGAATTTTTTTAGCCAGATTTAGCTTTAATTCTACAGTGAAAAAGTGACCAGAAGTATTATAAACCAATAGATCAGGAGTCCCATGTGCAGCACTATTTTCCACGCGTGTAAATGATAATTCGCAATTATTTTTAATGTTGAACGCTTTAATTTCATGCCAAAATTTAGTCTCTCCCTTAATCATTTTTCAAGTTAAGTCCGGAGCATTAAAGTTAACTAAATTTTCTTAATTACTTCACCCATATTCCATTTAGATGAATACAAAGTCATCACCAATCTATGTGTTTCTCGGACTCCAAGTATTTTGTTTTCCATTAATTTAATGTCCTTGATGTCGTAATATTTCCCGTCGGGTAAACACACCTGTACTCTTGCCTCTTGTGCTACTGGCGATTTCATAAACTTGTCTAGGGCCTGTCTTAATAGCTTTCCTGATACCATCACTTGAATGTATACCAAAAATAATTTATATTGCAAGTATGGGAGTTCCTAAAAGACTTACAGAAAAACAAATTAAATTTGCAAATCTAATTGTAACAGAAGAAGGTCGAAAGACTGATTCTGAATGTGCTATTGCTGCGGGCTATAAACCAGACGGTGCTTACGTCTGTGCAAGTAGACTTCAGAACCCATCAATGTATCCTTTGGTGGCTCAATACATTGGAAGACTCAGGGCAGAGAAGTTAAAAAAATATGACATCACTTATGAAAAGCACCTGGCAGAACTAGGTAAAATTAGAGATGAGGCTAGGGAAAGTAAAGCCTGGAGTGCTGCAGGTAATATGGAAGTAGCTAGAGGTAAGGCTGCAGGGTTTCAAAATAATACTAATCTACATTTACATAAGAACTTAGATAACGTTGACGAATCAGAGTTAGACAAAGAGTTGGAGAAAGCATTAAAGAACTTTAAACCAATCATTGACGCTGACGCAGAAGTGATTGAAGAAACTACAGATTAATCTTTTCTAACTTCTTAATACATCCTGTTGGAAATACATTACGATCCGAAAAAGACTCGAAGTGACTATCGTAAGACGCAAACGTTTTAAGATTCTTTTTATCTTTTGAAAATATATACGCATGAGTTATCATCTCTGCAGGTTTCATCTCATTAAATTCATTAATATCAGCATGGCCCGCGTCACCCAAAATATCCAACCAAGTTATTTTATAAAAGTAATATCTTTTTTTATTTATAAGGACTGATTTATATTTGGATTTTTTCTTGATCATACCTCTGTATAACACCTATAGGTTTTTTCTCTAGGCACATTTTTTTTCAAAAACTTTTTCTTATGCGCGCGTACGGGTTTGCTAGAAGTGTTGGTATAAGCTAATTATTATAAATTGTAACAGCTGTAACACCATTGTAACAGCGTTTTGTTACAAAAATATCGTCTAGAAGTGTTGGTATATGCGAATAATAGCACTTTGAAAGCCATTGTAACCATTGTAACACCGTTTTGGAAATTGAAAAACAAAAAAACTTTTCTGGCAAAAAAAGTCTATAGGGAGAAACTTGCCTTATTGTGAACATATTGTGACATATTTATCACACATTGTGGCTTTTTAGCCACAATCCATGCAATAACCCTTTAAACTTGGGCTTTCATTTTTGTACAAATAATTGTCACATTTTTTGGCTTTACAAATTGTAGTACCTTTTAAGTCCTTGTTACCAAATATTTCATCAAAATTTTTTCGGTATAAATCGTTGGATGGCCTTGATTGGCCATCCCATTTTTCTTTTTTCATTAGTGTAACCTCCTTCTATAATCATCTATGTCAGAAAAGTCTGGACTAGCTAAGAATCTAGCTAAGGTTTGAAACTCTCCCATGGTCCATAATTCTATGTTCAAACTAGGAATTCTTTTAGTCATTTCTTGTTTAGCCTGTTTCCATTCATACTCAGTAAATGTATCTAATAAATTAAGCAGATCTTTCATGATACTCCTTTGCTTTTACATCGTCTTCAAATGTCATACAAGTATCACATCTCTCAATATGTGGCTCATGATAAGGATCTTTTGGATCACTTAATCCACTGCTTACAACATCAGTATAGTATCCTTTGCCTTCACAATCCTCGCAATAATTATCTGCAGGATTTTCAACTGCACATCTTTCTATATCAGTCAATTTATCGTCAGCTTCCAACTTACCCATCTCTGACCATTCATTGTTGTAGTTATATCTTAGAGCATGCACTTTACTTGCAGCCTCTACATCATTTTTAGCTTCTACTGTAATCATATAAGATTGAGTAAAACTTCTTGTTGCCGTGTAACTATATTTTTTCATATTTATTCCTTTCATATAATATCCTATATTACATTACATACCGGCTCTGTCAACTACTTCTTGAAATTCTTTTTTCTGCTTATAATATTGTGCTACTTTCTTCCACCATTCGTTCGCGTAATGTCTAAATTCTTCGCCTTCTACGGGAAACTCTTGAAATAATAGATCTTTACTACACATTAGAATGATTCCAAACTGGATATTGGTGCCATATATTTGGTTGTGAGCAATGGCATATCCTGCAAGTTGTAGATAGTAGTCCTCGATCCATTCTTTTCGTTTCGGCTTATTTGTTTGTTTAAAATCTATGATGGCTTCTTTGCCCTCATACATTCCAACACCATCGGTTGCACCTGCGTACATCTCCGGATAAAACAATACACATTCTGTGGCCCATAACTCATCGAGTCTACCTTTTAATCCCTGGTCCGCGATTATCTGTGCCATCTTCGTAGCATGTCTTCCTTCAGGCGTTAAATCCACAATAGGTTTATCTAACATATATCCTTCAAGAACCGAGTGCATAAGGGTCCCTCTAGCTGCAGCAGTCTCAGTAATTTTTTTAGCCTCAGCTTCACCAACTCTATCTCTCCATCTTTGTAAAGATTGTTTTTTCTCCTCTCCTTGACAGGCAGATAATATAGAAGTTACCGACGGCAGCTTCTCTTCTCCTACCAGGTAATGTCTTTTACCATCAATAATTTTTCTAGTCGAAGTAGGGTAGTAAAATCTTTTATTGATCTTTATCATTTATTAATTCCTTTCCAATTCTTAAATAATTTTCCCAGTCATCCGGGTTACTATTATGTTTTCTATCATTACAACCAACACAACAAAAGACTATATTATTGTTTTGATAAGTTAGTCTTGGATCAAATCGGTCAATACTAAAATTATTATAATTTTGTGTTGCACGATTACTAGGTTGTCCCTTACCTCTAACTCCCATCCGGGTTTCAAATGTAAAAGGATGTTCACAATATCTACAAAGCCTTCCGTCCGAGTCTGGAAATTTTTCTTTCATAAGAATAATATGATTCATATATAATCTCCAAAATTCTTTTTTGTCCATAGACTCATGTGCAGGATGACCACCATATTTTTTTGCACTAGGTTTAAACTTTCTTGCAATGCAGGACATTATAAATCCTCGTTCCGTGTTCATGTATGCAAAGTCCATCTCTGCTCGTCTCTTTAATACTTCAGGATCTTTAGGATTTTTGTAAGCCATTAGATCTTTCTAAACACATTTTATTTGCACCTCGTTCTATTAAATAAAAATCATAGTGAGTTAACGCTTGTTGAATTGCACGCATGTCATAAGTATCTACATCATCAAATACAAATCTAGTTCCTGGTCTAGATCGATTAGCAAAAAATAGAGCTTCATGTAGCACTGCAGCGGTAGTGTGAGGACCATCGAAGTGTACAAAGTCATAAGTGTTCATGATATTTTTTTGACCTTTGTAATAAATAGGTACACCCTGGCCAAACGCATTAAAATATTCAATGTCTTCTAGTTGATATAAAATAAAATTTTCGTGCTTGTTAAAAGCAGTTAAGAAAGTTTGTTTCATGGAGTTAGGATACGTTGGAGTCTTGAAAGAACCATCTGGATTATATAAAATATTACCCTCAAAGTCTGTCCACCTAGGCACTACTCCTCCTTGGGTATCTACATGATCATAAAGAATGTCTCCATAAGGATCTATACCTATATGAAAATGATTTTTATTTTTAAGATTCTCCATGATGACGTGAGAGCCGTAGCCCTCACGAACACCAATCTCTACACTTAAATAAAAGTCTCGTGGACTTAATTGTTCAACCCACTTAGCAAGTAAGTTATAGTCTTTACTGTCTCCTTTAAGCATTATTCTGTTCCTTTTAATCTTTCTAAAGCTTGTTTATATGTCTCCATTATTTTTTCATGTTCACGAAAATATTTTTCAATGTCAGAATAACGCCATTGTTGTTTTTTTAAGATAACGTCAAGAGATTCGATAGCTGCTTCTGAAGCATGGTTTAATACGTTATAGCTAAAGTTTGTTGAGATATCTTCCATTCTTTTAGGAAGTTGTTTCTCAGTCATACCTAAACGTAGTCCCATTAAACTTAAATTTTCTTTAACTTCATTTAATGACTTTCTACCAAAGTTAGGCATTCTAAGTAGTTCGCCTTCAGTTTTTAAGACAAGATCTCTTATTGTTATTATATCAGGAGCATAAGATAAAAAAGCATTGTATGCTCTAACATTCATTTCTAGTTCTGTTATTTTTTGTTCTATTGGTTCCATTAGTTTTCCTTTATGTATAGTTTAGATCGAAGCGATCTTACTTCTTCGATTAGTTTTTGATTATAGTTGTGTAGTTTCTCGTTCCTAAACTCTAGAATTTCTATTCGTTTAGTAAGATCATTAGGACCCCGGTCATCAACCGGGGTCCCTTTCTTTTTTAATAACTCTAACTGTTCTGTTAGTTTATTGTACTCAATTATGTCTGCCTCTGACATCATACACCAAACTTCATCAACCCATTAAATTTTTTGAGTTCATGCTCCGATATATTTTGCAGACCATTGGTTCGGTTATAAATTTCACGCGCTTGTAATAACTTATTACTATTTTCTTTTTCATAAGCTATTGCTTTG